AACATACATTTTAGTGCCATCAGGCTTAAAGAAGATACCATTTGGAACCGTCTCTTGACTAGCTACACTAAAGTTCTGAAGGAAGGATGCTGTAGAAATATCCCAAGCGGTGCTTACGTTATACTCATTTACGTCATCTCCAGAGTACCCAGAAATATACATTTTAGTGCCATCAGGCTTAAAGAATAGGCCGTTTGGCTCGCTTTCCTGAGAGTAAACACTGAAGTTCTGGGTATTAGAGGCAGTGGAAACATCCCATGCTGTGCTAAGATTGTATTCGTGTACCCTACGCCCATTACCTCCTATAACATACATTTTAAGACCATCAGGTTTAAAGAAGATACTTTTTGGTTGGTTATCTTCACCAGCTACACTAAAGTTTTGACCATAGACTGACGTGGAAATATCCCAAGCGGTGCTAAGATTGTATTCGTTTACGTCATCACCACTATATCCAATAACATACATTTTAGTGCCATCAGGCTTAAAGAATAGGCCGTTTGGAGTAGCCTCTTGGGCAGATACACTAAAGTTCTGAAGGAAGGATGCAGAAGAAATATCCCAACCCACAAGATCAACAGCACTATTGTATTGCCATGTACCGCTGTTGTTTCTCACAATCGGACGTACACCGCTGCCATTTTTGATAACCGACCAAGTTGTGTGGTTGTCTGTGGACACAGCATAATGGACTGCACCAGCTCCAGAGATTTCGTCTGTGGTCATACTGTTGATGTCAGTCCAAAAGGCGCTGTCTATCTGACCACCAGAGTTGGTGATGGATGCGGCGTAGCCAGTAGAAGATACAAAGCTGCCCATGCCGTATTCGTATACGTTATCTGAACTTCTCCCAACAATATACATTTTGAGGCCGTCAGGCTTGAAGAAAATGCCACTTGGGGATGAATCTTGACCAGCTACACTAAAGTTTTGGACGTAGACTGAAGTGGAAATATCCCATGCTGTGCCTACGTTATATTCGTTTACGTCATCTCCCGTTTCCCCAAAAATATACATTTTGGTGCCGTCAGGTTTGAAGGAGACACCTAGTGGATAACTTTCTTGCGAACTAACACTAAAGTTCTGATTGTAGACTGACGTAGATATGTCCCATGCTGTACTTAGATTGTATTCATTTACGTTATTGCCATTAGCCCCAGCAATGTACATTTTTAGTCCGTCAGGTTTGAAGAAGATACCGGCTGGATTCGTGTCTTGGCCAGATACACTAAAGTTTTGGCTGTAGACTGAAGTGGAAATATCCCAAGCCGTCGATAAGTTATATTCGTTTACGTCATTGCCAGAATCCCCAACAATGTACATTTTTAGTCCGTCAGGTTTGAAGAAGATACCGGCTGGAGTGTCATCTTGACCAGTCACTGAGAAGTTTTGACCATAGACTGCCGTGGAAACATCCCATGCAGTGCCTAAGTTATACTCATTTACGTCTTCTCCAGAATACCCAACTATGTACATTTTGGTGCCGTCTGGCTTGAAGGAGATACCTCGTGGACTCCCATCTTGACCAGACACTGAGAAGTTTTGACCATAGACTGCCGTGGAAACATCCCATGCATTCACAGATACGTTGCTCATCTCAAGGCCATTTGTGGCGTTAATCGTAACGGCGTTCATAGACCAACTACCAGCGGCAATAGTGCTGCTATCCGTAAACGCTGTAGGTGCAACGTAGGAGCCGTCAGCAGCGGTCAATCCCGCAACGCCGCCGTTGCCTGCGATTGTTTTTCCTATGTCTGCGGCTGCGAAAGAGCCTGTGCCTAGAACAAGTATACTTTTAGAAACGGGTAAATTATACTCATGTATTGAATGAGAAGCAGTACCCCCGACATACATTTTTAACCCGTCAGGTTTGAAGAATAAAAATTCGGGATAAGTCTCTTTAGCAGCTACACTGAATGTAGTGACAGCATTAACACCAGAATTGCTAGAAACAGCCGTAGAAATATCCCACGCCGTAGTCAGAGTATAGGCATATACATAATCATTGTCCTGACCTGTAATATGCATTTTTAACCCGTCAGGTTTAAAGAATACAGAACTTGGATTACCCTCTGCCAAAGCAAAACTTAAACTCCGAAGAAAAGATTTTGTCGAAATATCCCATGCGGTGCTAAGATTGTATTCGTGTACCTTATTTGAACTTCTCCCAACAATATACATTTTGAGGCCGTCAGGCTTGAAGAAAATGCCACTCGGATTACCTTCTTGGCTGTTTACAGATTCTGTCTGATTGAAGCTGGCAGTGCTGATATCCCATGCCGTGCTAAGATTGTATTCGTTTACATCATTGCCATCATTACCTACAAAATACATTTTTGTGCCATCAGGCTTGAAAAATACATCCTCTGGTGTATCATCTTGGCCCGAACCAGAGCCTCTAATGCTGAGACTATTGGCGTGAGAAGCAGAAGATATATCCCAAGCGGTGCTTAGATTAAATTCGTTTATCCTATCTTCCCCAAAACCTAAAACATACATTTTGAGGCCGTCAGACCTAATGTAAAGACCTGTAGGGTAATCCTCTTCCCCCGTTGCCGCAGACGAAAACGGCGCAGCGCTCATATTTAAACTTTGGTTAAAAGAAGCCTGTGTTATATCCCAACCTTCGGAACTAGGCGTTAGTGTAGTATTGTAAGCACTATCCAGACGGTTGTAGTTGCTGGCTGTGGAATTTACATCCCACGCACCTTTGCTGGAAACTCCAGCTTGCGATATTTCTTTGGTGGCAGAAACAACAGGTGTTGGGCTTACCGCCGCTGAAAGGGTGATGCTCGCAGTCTCGCCAGAGGTGAATGATTTCGTGAGTGTTCCTCTAGTCGCTTCGGTACCAATCCCTGAATTTAAGACCGAAAGGGTACTAGCATCCACGCTAGTAATATTCTTTAATTCACGGGTGTTGCTGACAACTTCTGTACCGCTTACTTTAATAGCCATCTTCGGATATCCCTCTAGCTAATGGTTGCGTTAGTGTTGACTGAGCCAACAACATCAAGGTTGCCGCTTGCATCAAGTTTCATTTTGTTTGTTCCGCTTGTGGCGAAGTACAAAGAGCCGCCAGACTCGGTAACTGTCCAATCGCCCAGATCGACAGGCGTTGTTGCATCATAGGCTTGCACTGTTGATCCAATGTCTGCATCAAAAAGTGCTGTACCAACGTCAAAAGCAGCGGAGTTCCACGCACTACCTGTCCAAATAAACAGATTATTAGAGGTTGTATTCCAGTAGATCGCACCAGTGAGCAGCGCAGAACCATCGTTATCTACCGAAGGCGGGGAAGATTTAGCTCCTAAATATCTGTCATCAAAGCTATCAAACGAAGCAGCGGCTGCGTTCTGGCTGGCTAGTGCCGCTGCCGCAGAATTGGATGAGTTAGTCGCAGAAGTGGCAGAGTTTGTAGCACTAGTTGCAGCATTAGCAGAAGACGTAGCTGCTGAAGTTGCACTGCCTAAAATTCCATCGACATAGCTTTTGTTAGTCAGGTCAGTATTTGCGCTGGGCGTATAGGTAGCCGTGACCTTATTAGCACCCATCGTGATCGCACCTGTCAGGGTGCCGCCAGCTAGAGCAAGTCGGCTATCCCGCTGCGTGTCTGTGTAGGCTTTACTTGCCGCATCTTGATTTGCAGTAGGATCACCCAATCCTGTGATCTTGTTGGTGGACATGGCGATAGGGCCAGTTATAGTCCCACCAGCTAGAGGTAATCTGGTAGCAATACTATTTGTGATTGTTGTGCTGAAATTAGCGTCATCGCCTAGCGCAGCAGCCAATTCATTTAAGGTATCTAAAGTGTTTGGCGCGCTATCTACTAAACTTGCAAGAGATGTATCTACGTAGCCTTTCGTGGCTGCATCGTTAGTGTTACTTGGCGAAGTTAAATTGGTGATAGTGGCTGTTGTCCCGGCATTCATGTTCAGAGTGCCGTTGACCGTGAGATTATTTACGCTGGATGTCCCAGAACTTGCTGTTACGTTGCCAGTTACATCGCCCGTTACGTTTCCGGTCAGATTTCCAGTAACATTACCAGTAGCATTGCCCGTTACGTTTCCGGTTAAATCCCCAGCAAAATTTGTGGTAGCAGTCACTAATGTGCCGGTAACTGCTTGGGCTGATGCTCCACCGATTACCGCGCCATCAACAGTACCGGCATTTATATCCACGCTTCCCGATACGCCAAGATCACCCGTCAAAGTGATACTATTCATAATTGAAGAACTAGTTACCGTTAGGCTGGATAGTGTGGTCAAAGCAGTAGTATTTAAAGTACCGCCAATAGATACATTACCTAAAGCAGAAATATTCCCTTGCAGGTATATATCTTTAAATGGCGCAGAATTGGTGCCTAAGTCTACGTCATTTGTATACGCTGGGCTGATAGCCCCATCCTGTATTCGGACTTGTTCAACAGTGCTACCCGCACCAGATGCGTCAATGTAAAACCTGACCATGTTAAAAGTATCGTCTACTACAACTTTGTTTAGCGGCTGCAAAAGACCCGGATCGCCAATCATTCCAATGACCGGACCTTCACCCACCGTGCCATCATGTCGGTGACCCGTAGTGTTGCTAAAAGTATCTACGACTTTGTTAAATTCAGCGTTCAATGGCGCGGCGGTAATATTCGATCCGTTAATAATCGATGATGCGGATTGCCTTGTGTAAGCTACCATTTTAACGTCTCCCTGCGAGGCTAAATTCTATGACAAGCCCTTGAATTGAGTGCGGTTCGGTCTGCCCTATAGCTACAAAGGTAGCTCTCACCGCAAAACCTGATCCTTGAATATCTGTAGTCATAATTGGCTTTGACGCACCGCCGTACAAAACATTGGTAGCGTTATATTTTATATCTCGTCCCTTATAGACGGTAGGCCCACCCGCACTTGAAGCGGCATAATCGTTAGGGACTGAAACTTCATAATCACCCCAATCGTAGCTTAGAGCTACATCCAAAGACATTGGACCTTCCGCGCGGATAAACGTATTTAATTTACGCATAACCTTTCGCTGTTCTGTCTCTCCAAAATCGAGATAAGGCGTTGCGTAGACAGACGTAATATCAGAGCCGTTAAAACTAGTACCTTGTTCCTGTTGGTAGACAATCCCATCATGGTCGCCGTGCAAGACAAGTTCTTGTGTGCTTATATATTCGCTTGTGCAGCACGATGCTCTAATTCCAAGCATCTCAGCAAATTCCCACTGTAGACTTCCAGAATTTTCAGTAAGACCTCCTATGATCCCAATGCTATCCCCCACAACTGTGGAGCTACCCCCGATAAAATAACGGACTTGAGACTTAGACCTGATCACCACACTGTTGAGGGTAGTTATGTCTTCGTTTTTGATAATATCGACTAATTTTACCTGTATTTTTTTAGAAATGGATGAGAGTTCGATATCGCCAATTCTAGAAGTTCCAGAGACAGGTCGCAGGCCATCAGGGGCCAAGAACATAAGGTCACCGCCAATTTCTTGGACGCTATCAACAGACACACAGCCCACGTTTGCAGTAACCTGACTCAGCGAAAATTCGGCATTGGGATTTACTGTAATTTTCTTAATCGCATTTTCGCCAAATACGAAAAGATTATCTCTGAAAGGTTTAATCTGTACAACGTCGAAACCCGCTGCTATTTGCCCCGCACCATTAGCGGTGGTGAAATCATAGAAGCCATCAAGGTCGGCGCTGGTGGTAGGCGCAGAGTGGGCAATAGCCGCTCCGGTGGCGGTGTGTCCTGATAGGAACAAATGGTTTTGGAATACGTCTACGAGCGAAGGAGCATTTAGGCACTGATTACCCCCGCCAGTATTGGTGCCATTACCTGCAGTATACCCGCCGCTATTTGAGGATTTAAGTTCTTCCCAATTTACTCCATCAAATATAATTGCCTCGTTTACTCCATCTACGAAACAAATCCGATTCCCAGAACCAAAGTTAAATTGTACGTGGCGTATTTTATCTACAGTCAGACCATTTGCCGACATCAACCTAGTCGCACCGTGGTTTAATGTATATTTTCTCCAGCCTATGAAAGCAGTGTAATAATAGAAGGAGTAGGTAGACGCTCCTGCATCCTGCCTTGCAGCTATAACAATATTTCCACCGCCCGTGGCGTCATTCTTAAAAATTGCAATTCCAAGTACTTTGCCTTGGCCTGTAGTCTGACCAGCGACTGTTACTTCGCCGTAAGTGGAGTCATATTTTGAGAACCCTTCGATGCGACGATAGCCACCAAATAATGATGGCTCATAATTCACCAGACGAGTAGCTTCGCCTGAGAAATTATCTGACAGGTCAAGGTGGTTCTCGTTGCTGTTTAAGCCGCCAGAGCAAATTAACTTGTATGACTGAATTTCGTCAGCCATTAGAAACGCACCCGCGTGTCTCGTATGTATTCGTAGTTATTTATATATAAAGTTTGTAGGTCTTTTAGGCCTTTCTCAAATGCTATGAAAGCTGCTTGAGCCGCTTGCATATTGTCCTTGAACATATACATTTGATACACGGCACCATCGACCAGAACGCTATCAAAACTGTCTGGGATGCGAGTTTGATCATATGAGTTTATTAAGGCCGCATAATTTAAATAGTAGCGAAATTTAATGATGTAGGCTTTATCAGGAGAAGGGGTCACTCCGTAGCCATTCCCATGCGAGGGGAAAACGTACATCGGTACGCCACGACCCTCACTACCAGCATTCTGATCTGTGTCACGGTGGTTCTGGTAATACTCGTCCCTATCCATGTATTTAAGTGTTGTGAAATCAACGCCCAGACTATCAGATTTTTGGATTTGAAAACTATTCCAATCGGTTGTTTTATAGAATGTAGGCCAGACGTATTCTTCTACACCCACATTCAAAATGTCGGTTTCCTCAGAGGCATTGAAAGGCCATTCAAATTCTGCCTGATTAATTTTGGCTTGTGCTGTAATTATAGCATCTTTGGCCAGCGCCTGTACGCCTCGCACAGTGGTAAACTCAGCCTCAACGATTTCAACTTCGTTAAGGCGTCTTAAAACCTGATTGCAGAGTGAAATATATGTGCTGGGCATGTCAGACTTTCAGAAATGGCAATGGGGCCAGCGGTTAAGCCAGCCCCAGAGTATTTAAGCTAGGTAGTCACGATCAGCTGTGGCAGCTATCATGTCGTGCGAGCCCATGTCTGAGATATCCATCAGGATAGCCCAAAAACGGAGCTTGCCCAAAGTGACATCTGTCTCTGTTGCAAATTTAACATCGATAGTGTCATTTGAAGATATTACCTGCACTTGGGCAGCTTCGGTGGCTGGTGTAGTGCCGTAAGCGCCTACGGCACCCCCAACACAATCCAAACCATCGACAAAGACATCGACAGCAGCTGGAGATGCTCCAGTGAAGCCCATGTCTAGGGTACAAGTACCATCGAGCTGTGTCATGATCTCAATACCCGCTGAAAGAATGACTGTTCCCGCTGGAACATTCAAAACTTCCATTGTGTCACTGGCAGCAAAGTCGCTGCCTTTGAGAACAATTGCAGCTGCAATGTCGATAGTGTTTTGCACCATGTACGGGGAACGTCCCCGTGCGCTGTTGCCTTGTGCAGCGTGATCTGCAGTTGCTAAGTTTGCCATTGTAAATCTCCCTTATGCTGCGTTGTATTTGGCGGTTACGATTGCTTCTGGACGAAGAATCTTCCTACCGTAGAGGTGAAGCCCCCGAACGAGGTCCGCGAAGCTGTCTGGATCACGGTAAGTTTCCGTTTTGGACAGCTGCTCGGCTGTTGCTACAGCACTATCGTGCCCCGCAACTATAACGCCAAAGTTATTATTCTGATTACTGCTTCCGGTTGTACCGGAACCAGTGCCTACCGCTGGCAGATTCGATGAAGAATAAACCCGGAAACCGTGGAAATTCTTGATCGTCAGACCATTGCGTAGACCGCCGCTTTCACCAAAATCCCCATTCATGAATCGGGAATCTTCATCGGCCATGATTTCTAAAAACACCGGGTCCACAACCAAAAAACGCCCTTGGGTATCGACTTGCTGTTGATCTAGAAGCCGCTTCATGCGAGCGACAACCATCGCTGGTGAAGCTACGGCGGTTGAAAGCGCAGTAGCACCCGGCAAACGTGCTGCGAGAGGGATCGAATGATCGCCAGCGGAGCTTGTTGTGATGTTGCCGAAGTCACCTTTCTTGAGCTGCATACTTGCAAGTAACTCATTCGAGCCAGCTGTTGTGACAGCTTTATCGCCGTTCGCAGTGGTATTAAGTGCGCTTGCTGTTTGATGATTTGCTGATTGCTTATAACCAGCCAGATAACCAAGGACTTCTTGGTCATAATTATCTGCCAAACGATAAGCAGCACGATCCGTTGCGAGCTGAATAAAATTCAC